ATGGAACTTAAAGAAAAAATCACACTTGATATGCTCACAAAGGAGAGCGTGTCGGTACTCAGACAGCAGTTTTTGACCTTTAACGGTGAAGAAATGCAGGTCGGCGGAAACATCCGCAATGCCTATATGAATGATGAATCAGGCAGAGAACAGTTGAGAAAGGTTCTCTCTGATGAATACTACAATGCCGTCATGGCTGTTTGGGGGACAGCACCGACAGTCGAAGAGCCGACAGAAAGCGAGAGCGAAAACAATGCAGATTGACATTTTATTGCTTGCTGAAATCATATCGGCATTAACCGTTATCAGCGGTCTGATTTTCGGCATTTTTAAGTTTATCGAAAATAACAAAAAGCAGAACACCGAAATCAAGAAAATCAAAAACGAACAGACCTTGACCATGTACGCTCTGCGTGCTTGTCTTGACGGCTTAAAACAGCAGGGTTGCAACGGTCGAGTGACCGAGGCAATCAATAAGATTGATAAGTACCTCAATCAGTCGGCACACTCTGCCGATGATTTAAATTAACGAAAGGATGATATTTTTATGAGTAACAAGATTTATGACATTTTAAAGTACATTGCACTTATCGTACTGCCCGCCCTCGGCACGCTCTATTTTGCACTTGCAAGCATTTGGGGTTTGCCATACGGCGAACAGGTTGTCGGCACTATTACAGCCATTGACACCTGCCTTGGTGCATTGCTCGGCTTATCAGCGTATAAGTACAACAAAAATGAAAGTGAGGAATGACATGAGTAATTCAAAACTTGTTAATTACACAAAATTAAGTCCAAATCACAGCGGTAAGCGTACACACAGCATTGACCGCATTACTCCGCACTGCGTAGTCGGACAGTGCTCTGTTGAAACTCTCGGAAATATTTTTCAGAACACAGCCTGCGAAGCAAGCTGTAACTACGGTATCGGCTATGACGGCAGAGTGTTACTCTGTGTCGATGAGAGCAATCGCTCTTGGTGTAGTTCATCAAACGCAAATGACCAGCGTGCAGTCACAATCGAATGTGCAAGCGACACGGTAGCGCCGTACACCATGAACAGTAAGGTATACAACAAACTTGTTGACTTGTGTGTGGATATTTGCAAGCGTAACGGCAAGACTAAACTGCTTTGGTTTGGCAATGAGGACAAGACGCTAAATTATTCGCCAAAATCAGGTGAAATGGTCTTGACTGTACATAGGTGGTTTGCAAATAAATCTTGCCCAGGTGACTGGCTCTATAACAGGCTCGGCAATCTTGCAGACGAAGTAACCGCACAGCTCGGCGGTAAAACAACAAACACGGAGGTAGAAGAAATGATTAAATACGGCGAACACAATACGGCGATTCTGGCATTTAAAAAGCAGTTGATTACTTTATACAACATGAAAATCATTAAGACGAAAGTTGATAACTCAAACGGTTTCGGTGACGGCACTTTAAAGGCTGTTCAAGAGGCACAGAGAGCAGGTAAGGTCACAGTTGATGGCATTGTCGGCGAAAAGACAATCAATGCGATTTATCATCTTATCAACGATGGTATCAGGGCTAAGGACAACAAAATTGCCAACGCAAAAAAGGCACTCGGCTAA